GTTTCGTCTCGCTTCCGTTAGGAAAGTGTTTAAGGATGTCCTTGATGGAGAACCAGTTGTTCCATCATTTGACTCGGTACATGCCAAGTCAGAAAAGTTGCCCAAGAAGGATCCAAAGGAAAATATTTCAGCACGTTATGATTATAATGAACATCTTCAGATGCTTATAAGAGTTACAATTTTCCTCCTCTTCATCATGCCACGAATTATCACTGCTCCTATGGAGGAATCCAAGCTTGGAAACATCGTGTTGTATTCGAGAATGTTTGAACATATGGTCCAACGAATTCCTTTCATTTATGTGGGTAGAACTCCTTTTGAAATTGCTACAGAATTGGTATGGTTGACATTGATCTTTCCAATCATTTTTTCTGGTGACATCAAAGTTTTTGATGGTTCACAGCTCCAGAACAAGTTAGTTTTTGAAGGTAGATTTTTCAATAAATATTTTGAAGGGAATGCTCAATGGCTTGGTGCTTGGTCCACCTTCACAAGAATTTTCAGACATGAGATAATGCCAAATGGCTGCACTTATTTCATGGATTGTGGACGCAAGTCTGGTGATGCTCTTTGGACCACTTATGGTAATTCATGGCAGAATGCTGTGTGTATTATCCGTGCGTTATTTGCTATGGGAATCCAAGAGGATGAAATATCAGTTAATGGTAAAGTCTTTTTCCTGGTTCTTGGTGATGATTGGATCTTGTTTTTGAAAAGACCCTTTTTCACTAGTGATGCATTCAGAATTGAGTTTGAAAAATATCAAGTTCAGCTCAAAATTATGGAAGATTCCTCAATGGGCCAACGAGTAAGTTTCCTTTCACAGCAATGGAAGGAAATCACTCTTGATAAACCGATTTATGGGAAATTTAAAATTCCAGTTTTGTTCAGACCTGTTGAAGAAATTCTTGGCAAGTTGTTAATCGCTAAGGATGTAGATGCATCGTTCAACTCAGCAGAGTCCATGATGGTTCAGTTCTCATCTGCTGTCTCGACTGCAATCTTATATCCACACGACTTTAGAGTTCTTACTCAATGTAGACTTATTTGGAGCATGGTACCAGTGGAATGTTTCAAGGTAATTGATGATCCAACAAAAGGATTGGCAATTCGTCTTGGAAAGGTATATCAGGATTTGTTGAAACAGTCAAGTTTTTATCCAACACCTGGATGGATATGGGGTGCATACCTTGGTATTGAGTCCAAGGATATTGAGCACTTTGGAACTCAATATGAACCTTCATTGGAAATTGATCCAGTGTTTCCTTCATTGAACTCAGCGTTGCATGAAACAAGAGTACGCATTTGCGCTACTTATTTCAAAGAACACTCAGACATTAAGATGATGCACTTTATTAATTTCTTGTCCATTGAGGATTGGAAGAGTAAGAAAACCACTGTTATTTATAACAAGCGAGTTTAAATCTTTCCTTTTTGATTTTCTTCCTTTCTAATGGTATTAATACCAAATGATTCAGTTTGAATCAACGTGACTTCATGTCACTTCTAATGATCTTATGATCAAAAGCCATATTATGGCAAGAGTTTTAGAAACTCTAGTTTTTCTACGGAATTCTTTTTATATAAAAAAGAAAATATATTATGACCACAAGGTCCGACCGTGATTGAAAAGTCTGGTTTGCCTCCATGTTGACGGAACATGATTCGCCGGGAAACGGCGACTAAA